AGAGGCGAATTTCAAATCTTTAGTATGGTTTAAACCAGCTCGAGTTGAAGAAACACAAGGTTTTTCTACTGTTCGCATTAATTTATAGGTGGCCAGAACGTTTGTTCCGGTTTGTACAAATCGTTTCATTCTTCTATCCATTTTTAGGTTCTTCGGAGAGTACACCTCTAAAGGTGGCACTACCAAATTTCTAAGATCTTCATCATTTTTGACGGAAGATCAAAGTTTTCCTAAACTTTGATGTAACTTTTTAGTTTGTGTTTTAAATCGCATTAACGCCTGAAAAGGTGGAAAAATTTCTTTAACCGTATTTTCGACGTACGGATAGTCCTTATCTAAATAAGTCCTTACTTGATTATCGATTTGTGACATTAACTTGTTGTATTGCGTAATAAAGGCCTCATATTTAATGATGGCCTGTGTAGTCTCTATATCTTCAAAATTGAAGTGGGACCAGGGGTTCACTACCGCATCAGAGTCTAATGACTCTATCTGCGCTTTCGAACAAAGCACATCCTGCCCGTTTGGGTAGGTGCACACAACAGTCATCTCCAAGATTTTCTCAATGTTTAAAAACGGAGCGAATATCTTAAGATAGTCGGCAGTCTCTAAACACGTTCCCTTACAGGAACGCTCGTTAAGAATGTAGAATGTTTCTTTGGCAATTAAAGGATTAACTACCGTTGATTGCAACATTCTAGTAGGTATAGGTGTTACTTCATGCCCTCGAAAGAACAACCTTTTAGCAAATTCTCCAGCAAACCCTTTCATAGATTTACTTTCATTAATTTGAACACCAAGTTTATGCATTGTTTGCTTATAAGATTTAGCTATCGCTTTGTCAAATATAGCAATATCATCTCCTAGGAGTAGATATCGTCCTTGCGGATTGACACCCGCTCGAATGGCAGAATAATGGATAACTCAATGATGGCTGTATGCAAAAGCAGCCCAGCTTGAGTAAAAACCCATAGCTTGACCGCTTTCGTAGCGGACTTTCCTTCGTTCAAACACGAAGTCTCTTTCGACCATTATCTTGTATCAAGTTATTGCTAACTTTTCATCAAGGACGTGATCTAGGATCTTTCTTGTAAGTCTTGCAGGAAATCGATCAGTCGCACTAGATAAATCGTAACAATAACAACAACCTTTTTCAGTTGCGTCACGTATCTGATCGATCTTTTCGGTCTGATTAAAAGTGCAGTCCTCAGGGATTGCCCGAAGACGCTCCATTAATGAAACGTGCAGTGGTTTAAGAAGTCATTGCGTAAAGTAGTCTCCCATAGCAAATACTCGGAGTTTACCTCCGGGTTCATTTTTTATGGAAAGACGAGATGTTACAAGTTCTTTTTTCGGAACTTTAACATAATCAGTCATATCAATACACTCTTCAAACATATCTAAGAAAGACTCGTGGTCGATCTTTTCCGCGTACTCTATTAGATTCTCTGTTAAAGTATTATCTCTCTTCAGAGCGATAATATCTAATGGGGAACTTTGAAGAGCAGGTCCGTTTGGACCTGCTTTGGTATGAAAGGGAGGTATATCAAGAACTAATTCTTTGTTTGTGAACTTTCTAGTATTTATACTATTAGGAACATTTACAATGATTTCATCTTCTATTTGATCGTTTGAAGTACACTTTGACGTAATACTCGTTAAATCGGGTTTACCGTCAGCTACTTCCAAGCATCGTCATCAAAAGATGAGTGATAACAAAGCTTGTTTTCCTTCATAGGATTTCCTATGTTTTCTTAAGGGAAGTAAGTGTCTAGGCCATTTAAGGGCTTTATGAATGGTACACTCTTGGTCTTTTTTAAGATCGATTGTTTGCTTCAGTAAAGTCCTAGAAATAAATAGGGCTTCTGCTTTTGCAAGCTTTAGAGCTTGTTGAATTCCTCGGTGTCTCACACGGTGG